AATCAGTCCAAAGGGCTGCTTCAGTCTTTTCATTCTCGACTCTCTGAGCATACTCACCCAGACCCAAAGATGACAAGACGAAGATAACGGCTTGCTCTACTGGGATCTCTGGTGAGATGTAAGAGACTACTAATGCAACAGCCGAGGAGATGAATGCAGCTACTCGAGCAGGGTTGCGGTGGATCAATGATTTGATCTTTTCCATTTAGCCCTCCTTAGGACTTGGTACTTCACATTTCTGTGGGTTTCGATTCTTCAGACTTTGAATGACAGCATCTGGAGAACTGAACACTTTCTTCTTTGTCCAAGGGAACCAAGAGCTTGTGTCTTTGTCGTGCTTTGGATCGATGGATATGTGCATATGTTTTGAGTGTGGGTTAGATCCGGTATATCGGCGGTCACCCTCACTTGCTCTGGCACGAGACCAGATCTTGCTATCAAAAATCAAGTAGACAACTCTCTTGTCTTGCTTGAACTTCTGAAACAGTTCGTGACAGTCTACCCCTGACTTCGGATCATGGGTGAGATCTACTGCGTGTCCTGTGTTGTGGTCTGAGTTAGGACTGGCCGCAAGATGTGCAGCCGAAGGGAGTAATCCATCGCTGGCTTTCGCCCTCTTTGGCCACAGCTTGGTGGCTTGTCTCAAGACTGATTTGGCAGCAGGTGTCGCCGTCTTTGCAACAGGTTTCATTCATTCTTCCTAATCCATATCTGGGAGCCAGAGTCAATCAACTCCATCTCTTCCTTCAGTAAGGTCACAAACAGGTCTATAGCCGGCTGTGGCCGCTTCTCGAGGGGTAATTCAGCCCCCCAAAGGTAATCATCAAAGGCCATAATTCCACCCGGTTTAAGGGCTTTCCAGCCGTTTATGGCATCGTAGAAGACAGCCTGAGCCGTATGATCCCCATCGATGTAGATGAAGTCGTATATGGCAACCTCATCAAGATCCGTAAAGAACTTAAGGCTAGGCATCTTGGCTTTAATAATCCTGTGGTAATCCTTAGTCTTCCAGTCGTAGGTCTTCTCGACATCGGTGAAGTCCATCTTATGGTGAACCTCTTCGTCAGATCCCTGCCAAGTGTCTACATCGGTCAGGACTGATCCCTTACCAGTCAGTACATTCTGCATTAGCCACAAACTGGCATCGCCTGTGAATGCCCCTATCTGTAGATAGTTCAGGTTCTCTTGATCCTTGAACCTAGATAGGTGCTTATCAAAGTATGCAACTGCATAGCTTGCGAACCAGTTAGGGTAAGTCATTTCTGAATCAGAAACTCGTATAGTTTGTCAACCTTTGCCTCTAATCTGTCGACCTTATCTCGGATCGAAGATCCACCATTTGGCTTAAGTTCAGCAAGATAATGCTTAACCAACCAACGAACTGCACCAGCGAATGCGGTGACTATAGTTGTAACGGCGACCGCAAGGCCAGCCCAGTCCAATGTATTCATTACACAACAGTCCTCATTGTAATAGTGATGACCCCTCCGAAGTTTTCAGAATTGAGAGATGGAGGTGTCATACGAGTGAACGCAATCTCTTCGATAACGGTATCGAAGTTTTCACCGGAGGTGAAATCCTGTACTAGAACTGTGGCACCAGATGATTCGAGTGCCTCAAGTGCTGCCAACCGGATTTTAGCTCCGTCTTCAGTTCCGAATCTGACACCTCTTCGATCGGTCTCAAAGTCGTAACACATAATTGGCATTTGGATAAGTCGTGAACGAGTAGGCGATGGAATCGCTTTGATAGCGTAACCTCTAAGTTCTGCACCTGTAGTTGTGCTTGAAGAGTTACGATAAAGAGTAAAGGTAAGTTGACCATTCACCTGTGGGGTTGTGTAAGCAGCAGAGATATCAAAGTCTGTGTTGTATTCATTACCTTCAGTTAAGGTAACAATCTGTGATCTTCCTTCAATGGCATCTGCATATACTTCAATCTTTCCTTGAAGTGTCTCTGTCTCAATACGAACTCTCTTCCAAGCTTTCTTCTCAAGAGTTCCCCAGTTAACGATTGCAGTCTGGATAGTTCCTTCTGCTACCAGTTGAGTAGCGTGTTCAATCCATACACCGCTTGCTGTGATCGAGAAGAACAACTGACCAGTCGATGGGAAGAAACCAAGGTTATCTACAGATCCTGTAGTTCCAGAAGCATAAATATCGCTGGCATATGGGTAGCCACCATCTTCAAGGAGTTGTCCAAGGTAAATACGGTAGGTACCAGAAGCACCGCCGATTCCTTGTCGTACCCCTGCCCATATGTATGAGTCACGAGCTGCGAAAGAGATAACCGGGTTAGTTGTTTCAAAGATAATCGGGCCATAGACGATAGTTGCATCATCGGCAATGGCTGCAATACGAACACCACGAGATGTACCGATTGCAAGATATGTACCAAGATAACCAAAGATTGTACGAACAGTTTCACCCAATGGGATATCTGCCACGGAGATGGCAGGGCCAAGGTTACCTGTCGTTGCATCAGGTTGAATCTTAAAGATTGATGATTTATCTCCAGCATAGCCAGAGACATAGATGGCACCACGACCATCTGCTACACCTGTCCACTTCCAGCCGATAGGTACTGTGGTTGTATTGGCAACAGGTGTAATTGAGGAAAGATTTGTGTGTGACCCAGCATGACCACCACTAAACGGTAGTTCATATATACCTGCAATAGTCGATCCTGAAGCAAAAGTGATACCTGCAAGGATACGGTTCTTAACAAATTTCAAAGTAACGCTAGATGCAGAAGCAATAGATGAAATGTGATAGTGAGAGTGAAGCGTTGGACTACCAGCAGTTAGATCGATGTCATAGATGTAATCTGCCGTAGCAAGGTAGAGAGATGATCCATCTGTTTCAGCAGCAAGGATCTCAGCAGAGATGTTTGCACCTGTAAGAACTGTGGTAGCAGTACCAGCAGCAGTTACCTTAGATACACGAATAGCAGAAGTTGATGTCGAGGTAGATGTGCAATTGATTGTCAGCACATAATCTGTACTGTTAAGAGTTGCTGGAATAGCAATAGTACGAGCAGTAGCAGATGTACTGGTTACATTGTAAAGCTTTGAGGTGTCCTTAAGGAGAGAAAGTTCACCTGTATTCCATGGGTTGATACCTGTGGATGTGTAATAACGGAATCGAAGAAGATCGGGATTGCCTTCGAGAGCTTCTTGGAACTGGATACCTGCACCAAGATGCCATGATGTTTGAGATCGAACCCAAAGACCTGAGTCAAGGGTCTGTTCACCCGGCTCTCTTGCTTGGTCAACACGCTCATACTTCCATCGGGCAGTCGATCTGCGATAAGGAACTGTGTCTGTGATGTTGTAAAGGAATGGCAAACCACCAATAGCAACATCGAAGGCATAGGTGTCTGGATCGTAGTACTGAGATGTACGACCGGTGAGATCATAGATAACTGTCTCGGTAATATCCGGTGACTTAGATGTCTTTAATACCACGCCAGACTCCTTGAGCTAGAAAGATTGATAAGGGTTCTTACTTACGACATTAGGCGAGGACACCCTTGAAACTGCCTCTGTTTCGATAATTAAAAAGTGATTGTTCCATCACCATTGAAAATATAATATGTGTATCCACCATTGGTTGAAGAAGTTGGAGATCCAGTTGTTGAAGTAGCAGGAAATAAAGAACTTAAAATAACTACTCCTGAACCACCCGAACCACCACTATTTGCACTATCTCCACCAGCTCCTCCTCCACCACCACCTGTGTTTGCAGAGCCATTACTACCGCCAGCATTTTTTCCACCAGTAGCTCCACCACCGGAACCTCCAGCACCAGCAACACCAGCATTACCGTTATTAGTGTTTACTCCACCACCGCCACCACCTGCTCTAGTGACAGAACTTCCAGTTATAGATGATGCAATACCTGCACCACCAGAGCCAGCATTATTACCATTAGCAGCAGTTCCAACAGCAGAAGCCCCACCACCACCACCGCCCGGAAAAGGTTGACCACTTGTACTGCCGTTGCCACCTTTATTACCTTGACCATTAACACCTGCTTGTCCAGCAGTAAAGCCAGCACCAGAACCGGCACCACCACCACCACCACCACCAGCAGATCCTCCCGGAAGACCCTGATAACCTCTGTCAGCATCAGCTCCACCCCCGCCACCAAATGCAACAGTAGAAACACCAATAGCTGTGATAGAAGAGTTTCCACCGCTTCCACCACGACCAGTTGTTCCACTATTTGCTCCGGCACTACCTGCTGCACCTACGGTAATGGTGTGTGTTTTTCCTTTGACTAGATTAAGAGTTGTAGATAAGTATCCACCAGCTCCTCCTCCTCCTCCGCCACCACCACCGCCGGAGGTGACTCCTCCACCCCCACCACCACCTGCAACTAATAAACAATCAACAGGTATAGTGAGTATGTAATCAGTATTAGTTTTGCTAAAAGAATTAAGTGCCATTAGATAGCTCCGTTTATTTCAACCCAACTAAGAGTTTCCTCATCCCATTTGTATAACTTTTTTCCTTCTCCATAACCATGATCTTCTGGCATTGGAATTGGTGCTTCCCATATCTTGGTTTGAACATTTAATATCCAAGAATCATGTGGCTTTGGTGGAATAAAAGCATCAAAATTTTCATCATATGAAAACCCAACACCAGCATAACGAGTTCTAAAATTTCCATTATATGATGTTTGTTTCCATTTATTGTGTCCATACAACTCAGATAGAAAGTCGATACCAGCTTGTTCTGATTCAACACCATCGATTGTTATTACATCATTGTTCACAACATGAACAGCAATGACGATATTGCTATCGTTTAGTTTTGCAAAATGTGCCATATATTTCTCCTTAGAAGGTTATTGAACCGTCACCAGTCCATTTGTAAACACGCCAATTATCGTCAGATCCAGATGTGTCAGGTGAACCAGTTGTTAATTTTGCTGGTGGATATATTTTGGAGTATCTAATAATTACAACACCAGAACCACCAGCAGCACTTGCAGAGGAACCTGTGTTTCCACCTCCACCACCTGATCCAGTATTGGTTGTTCCTGCTGTGGCTGGAGTTGTGTTAGAACTATTACTGGAACCAGTTCCTCCACCGCCAGAACCGCCAGCACCATTGTATGCACCACCACCACCACCAGCGTAAGTAACCGATGAACCGCTAATCGATGATGATTTACCTGAACCACCAGCACCGCCGCTTGTACCGCTACTGTTTATTCCATCTGCACCAGAAGCACCGGCCCCACCACCACCACCGCCACCATAATTACTACCTGTTTGGAGTCCAGTACCACCATCAAATCCTTGAGGTACTCCAAAATCAGTATAAAAATAACCACCTTTATGACCATAACTTGTTCCATGACCACCACCGCCACCAGAACCACCAGTTCTACCGGGGCCTATATTTGTGTTACTTGTAGAGTAATGATAATCACCACCACCAATGCCGCCACCTACGGAAGTAATACTTCCAAAAACGGAATTACCTCCATTACCGGGTGCAACACCACTAGCTCCGCCTCCGCCACCTGATCCAACAGTTACAGTATAGGAAGTTCCAGCAGTAACGGTTGTTGTTCCTGTACGAAATCCACCACCACCACCACCACCAAATGATCCCCCACCGCCACCGGCAATAACTAGATATTCAACATTTGGAGTAACAGCATAAGTATTACTTAATGATATGTTTGTAGAAAACTTTTTAATAGCCATTAGAAAGTAATGCTCCCATCTCCAGTCCATTTGTAAATCCAATAACCGGGTGCAGTTGATGTATCAACAGTAGGTGATCCAGTTGTTGAAGAAGCTGCTTGAGCTGACTTAACAACAACATAACCACTTCCACCAGAACCACCAGAATAAGTTCCTTGTGGATAAGAACCAGCACCACCACCACCTGTATTAGTACTACCACTTGCTCCATTGCCACTAGATGTAGCACTATTTGCTCCGCCACCTTGACCGCCATAAGCAACACTATTACCAGAACCTGCTCCACCACCGCCATAATAAGTAGCGGATCCAGTTATAGATGATTGTTTACCATCTCCACCATTGCCATCATAATTGGTTGAGTTACGCTGACCACCACGATATGCGGAATATCCTCTTGCTCCTGCTCCGCCACCACCGCCAGCTTGCTCGTAATATCCAGCAGCATGAAAACCGGGGCCACCATCAAATCCTTGGCCTTCAACTCCAGCACCACCTGCATACCACCTAAGAGAAAGGGGTTGATTTACGCCTCCTCCACCACCACAACCTCCGGGGTTGCCAGTAGAGTCTCCGCCTCCACCACCTCCGCCTAAAGCAGTTAAGTTGTAGAAAACAGAGTTGCCACCATTTGTACCGTTAAAGTTTCCAGAGGTAGATACACAAGTTCCACCGCCTCCAACAGTTACAGTAAGAGATGTTCCAGTTGGAACTATGTAGCGAGTTCCAGTAAGGACACCACCACCTCCACCTCCACCACCACAGTTGAAACCTTTAGCACCGGCACCCCCACCTGCAACCACTAAATAGTCAACATAGATACCAGATGTAGTTGTTTGATCCCAGAATTTAATTCCAGATGATCTTAATTTAGTGATAGCCATAAAAAACCTTTCGTCTATTAAGCAGAAAGTTCTGAACCAAATGCGGTAAATGTCAATGAAGAAGCTGCTGAAGCGTATACCCTAATAGAATTAGAAGCAGCAAGAGTAACACCAAGTGTTAGTGCTACTGAATCATTTGCTGCAATCGGAACATCGTAAGCGATGTAGTGTTCATCAGCAAGAGTCGTTCCAGAAGTTGGCTTTACAGCCAAACGATAGGTACGAGCAGATGCTGATCGATTAGCAATCACGATGGAAGAAACCACCGATGCTGAAGAAGATGGAACGGTATAAAGTTCCTCTTCTGTCGTTGCGGCCGCAGCCTTGCGACCAAGTACTTTATATGCCATTTTGTTATGCTCCCATCAGAAGGAATGGATCTAATCCGCCGCTACCTGCTTCGGATGCTTTGGCTAAAGGATACCCTCCAGCCGTGACACCATCGTGTACTACGAGTGTGTCTTTGTCGGTGTCGACTGTTACTTCACCGACTAAACCTGTAAATGATGCGTGTTGGGCTGTTGTACCTCTACGCAGTTGTATTGCAAATGACGACATCTTATGCTCCCATCATCATAAATATATCTGTCAATGGATCAGTAGTAATGGTTGCCCATGATGCTGTCGATCCATCGGTGGTTAAGTATTTGCCACCGTTGCCAGTTTGGCTTGGAAGACTTACTGGAGCTGCTGCCCAAGCAATTCCATTGGTGGCTGTAGAAGAAGCTGTGAGTAGATATCCGTCTGCACCTACTGAAAGTACTGCCGCAGTATCGTTTGCACTCGCTACGAAAATGTCACCTTTGGCATTGAATGATGTAGCTAGAAGGGCAGATCCTAAAGCTGTTGCCGAGTTAGCAGCAGATGTAGCAGAAGTTGCTGCTGAGTTAGCAGAAGTCAAAGCAGATGATGCTGAGGTGCTTGCACTAGATGCTGAAGTAGCAGCCGATGTTGCACTCGTGGCTGCACTAGAAGCAGATGTCGCTGCACTATTTGCAGAAGTCTGAGCATTGGATGCAATGGTTGAGATGTTGATATAGGTCGATGTTGTTGTATCTGCAACGGTAATTGATCCCATATCACGGACAATGCCAGCACCTGTTAGACCAGTAATCGAGGTATAACTATTGGCTGCTGATGTGGCTGATGTTGCTGCTGAAGAAGCAGAGGTAGCAGCCGAAGTAGCAGAGGTCTGGGCTGAGGTTGCTGAGGTAGCAGCAGAACTTGCAGAGGTTGCTGCACTTGAAGCAGAGTTAGCCGCAGAGGTAGCTGATGTGGCAGCCGAAGATGTCGATCCAAAGACTGTATCAATATAAGATTTAGGTACAGCATCGGTAGATGCAGTAGGTGTAGCAAGATCAGTAATCTTGTTATTACCCATTGACAAGGCACCGGTCATTGAATCGCCAGCCTTGGAGACCTTAGTAGCAATCGAGTTGGTTACTGTGGTTGAGAAGCTTGCATCATCATTGATGGCAGCAGCAAGTTCATTAAGGGTATCTAAAGCACCCGGAGCTGCATCGACTAAGTTAGATACCTGAGTATCCACATAAGCTTTAGTTGCTGCATCTGTATTGGCAGAAGGTGTACCAAGACCAGTTACCTTGTAGCCACCAGCAGCAAGATCGGTACCAAGAGTTGCACTAGATAGTGTCTTGCTTGAAAGGGTAGAAGCAACCCCATCAAGGGTTACTGTACCTGTGGCATTAGGAAGGGTGATTGTTCTATCAGCCGTTGGATCAACCACGGTAAGAGTTGTCTCATAGGCATCGGCAGTTGCACCTTCAAAGATGATTCCAGAACCATCAATAGTTGGTGATGTTAAGGTCTTGTTAGTAAGTGTTTGAGTATCAGATGTACCCACAACATTACCTGTAATACCGTGAATCCCGGATGTTGTTGGGCTTGCTGTCGATCCAAGGTGAGCAGAAAATTCATTAAAGTCACGACCCGAAATAATGTGACGAACTGTTGCACCAGCAGAGTGGGCAACATTCGAGGTACCGTCTTCTCCACGAGTGACATTGAGTGTCGTTCCACCACCAGAAGAAGTGACCGTAATGATCTCTTCCTTGTTAGTATCTGGATCGATAACCAGAGAATATGGATAGTTGGTAGGGAAGCCAGTCGTTAGATCCAGAGTAATCGATGTAACAACACCATCGATTGAGGATGATAGCGAGGCTTGCTTTGCCGTTGAGGCATAGTATCTATTTTGTGCCATTCGTTACCTCTTATAGTGGAGTCGGGGAGGATAGAGATCTCGTAGTCCTGCTGCTTCTTGCTGAAGTCGCTGGGTGTAAAGACCAAGGTACATACGAGCCGTAGAGGAACCACTTCCAATAGGCTTGGTTTGATCGAGCATATCTGATTCAACAGACTGTGCAGGAACTCGAGCTGCATCTATATTCATAAGCAGACGAGCCATTGCACCATAAGTAATGCAATCAATCGAACTTGAAGGGAAACCTGTAACGGTTTCATATACATCGCTATCGGATGTTAGAACTGACGGAGCCTTAGCATAAACAACCTGAACAGTACGACCCGGATCGATGGAGTCAAAGATATTGATTGTCTTACCATTGGCAAACTCTGTTGTGTTAGCCACCTTATCGGTGTTGTAACGCCGAACATTGAGCCACTCTTTGGTCGATCCAATGGTCTGCCACTTAACATCAAGGACATACTCTGTAGTCGCTGGAAGTGAATAGGTAGTTACTGCTGAATTGAAGGAGAAGGTGTGGGTTCCTACTGCAAACAGTTCTGGGTATGAAGCCTGAATAGTATCATTGATTGCATCCTTGATAAGTTTGCGAGGATAAACAGGAGCAATGAGAACTTTTGCACTATTAGCAGCAGTAGCTGCTGTGGTGCCACGGAATCCTCGACCCCAAGGTGCAACGGTGACAGTCTTAGTTAGGTTATCGACCTTATCCACATAGATAAGTTCATCACCAATCTCGATAAGACCACGACCCATTTGGTTGGTTTCGTTGACTATGAATGAAGTAGCAGATGAGGTAATACCACCTGCTTGATTGATCCAAGTAGCAGTCTCTTGCTGGGCTGCACCACTTTGGATATTGAATGCAACCTTGTCGATTAGTTGTCCGAAGGTAGTTGACATTAGGACTCTCTTGCTCTTAGGGCAGCAGCAGGAGCCTTATCGGTTGTGCCACCAAGTTGATTACATACACCACGAAGATCTTTCCAATTAGGTCTGGTATTACCAGCCTTGGTATTCAAGGCACCAACGACATCCAGACCAGTTGTGCCAGCCCAAGTGTTTGCAGCCTTAGCATCATCAACATAACTCTGTAACGCTGGATAAGTGCCACCATTAGCAAGACGATTAAGTTCTGCTGTAAATGTGCTTCCGTTAGTACCTGTTGCCATTACTTACCCTTCCTCATAACTGCCGCATTATCGACAAGGTTTGGATACTTGCGACCTGCTGCTTTGGCACGAGCCTTAGCCTTTGCCTTCTGGGTAGGTGTTAGTTTGGTTGATTTTTTCTTTGGGTTCTTTTGATCCCAGAATGCTTTCTTCTTCACCATTTCACCTTATCTGCCCAATAGGCTGCTGACATCTTTCCTTTTGCAATGTTCTTTGCATGACGAGCCTTGAATGATGCTTGTCGCTTTGTTGGTTTCTTATCGCCAGTAACACCTTGCTGACCGAATCTAATGGTCTTAACCTTTGATCCTTCTTTGGCTACAACCACATGAGATTTAGTTGGGTGAGATGGTGTTCTCTTCGGCTTATTAAAGCCAGATACCCCGGCTCTCTTAAGCCGAGGATCTGCCTTACTTCTTTTTTCCGCCACGCTTCTTGCCCTTCTTGGACATTCCTGCTTCGGATAATGCTATTGCAATAGCTTGTTTACGGCTCTTAACTACAGGGCCTTTCTTTCCAGAATGAAGAGTTCCTGATTTGAACTCTTTCATTACCTTCTTGACTTTGGCTGGCTTCTTCATTACTTCTTCTTTCCAGCCTTCTTCATGCCCTTCTTGCCGTACTCCATCATGCGTTCTTTCTTGCCCTCAGACTTTTCGTGCTTCATCTTTGCCTTTTTGGACTTGTACTTTTCGCCTTTTGCTGACATCGATCTTCTCCCTTTGAGTGATTACCTTGACTTTTCCACCTGTGTTTATGTCAAACGAAGCGGAAATCTCTATTGCTTTTCTGGCCTCATTGGCCGCTACCTTTGTATTGGTTATTGAAATTGTAGCTCTTGATAGAGAACCTGCTGCATAGGATCCACCAGATCCAACTGCATATATTCCTCGATCATCTCTGCACCAAGAGAAATCATTATCTATCTGATAGATCCTGCCACGGATGCATATAAGGGCATCAAAGCCAGCATCTTCATTAGGCATTCCATCTTCCTTCTTTGGAGAAGGATCATATCCATAATCTGCATACGCTTGACGAAGTGACGGAAGAAGATCCGTCATCATAAACTTATCTAAATTGACCACCTTAGGTATCTTTGGTGGAGTCCAACTAAAGTTGGCTATATCCCCGGCAATTGCATCGCCAGCAAAGGCAAAGACATACTCACCTTTTTCTATGACCTTATCCATACCAGTTGCTATGAACTTCTGACTACCAGATACCATCAATGAATCCGCTGCTATAAGGCCCCAGCCTTTGCCTTGGATTCCAACGATGGTTGTCATGTCTATTCCTTAAAACTATTAGTGTTGGCATCGAAGGCTTTACCAGCCATATTCGATAACTCAACAGCTCCTCGAATGTCTTTCATATTCGTTGTTGCTGGTTCAATGCCTTGGTCAATCGCTGACTTGTAAGCATTGAGTTCTGCATCCCAAGACTTCTGAGACATCGTTCTTCTGCTATTGGCATCACCTGTATTAACTTGTAGACCTGAAGCTCTTAGGCACTCTCCCCAGTTTTCGTGATCTTGTGTGGGGCAACCTGTTCTACACGGCATTATGACCTCAATACTAAGAATCCACTATGTGCTTCATCCGATGCTGCATCGGCTTCTGCTTGAGTCTTTATTGTATATCCAAGACCCACTAAAACATCTTTAACCGCTTCGCTTACGACATGACTTCTTCCACCGAGGAAGACATAATCATATTCTTCTAATTCGTCTTCAGTTACTGCTCGAGATGTAGTCACAGTTGATCCATCAATCAAGACTGCCACTCCTCGTGGAGATACAACTCTCCTCCACCACTTGTCTCGTAGTGGGAAACCTTCCATCACTTGCGGTGGGTAAAAGGTATAAGTTGCCATTTCTCTCCTTTAGTAGAGAGGGGGCAGGTTGCCCCACCCCCTCAACTAATTAGCTCCGATTAAAGAGCAGATGCACCAGTTTCCAAACGGCAAACTGCTGCATCACGGAAGATGCCCCAGCCACCGAAGTACTTCCAGCCGAGTGCTGACTTACGGCGAAGGATGTCGATCTGAGGTGCAATGACGGTTTGTACATCATAAACATTAGCCTCAAGAAGAGCTTCCTTACCAACTGCAACAGCCTTGTAAACAGTTGCAGATGAAGCACCGTCTGCACCTGAAGGTACACGAGTTGTCTGAACAACTTGGAATCCTTCAAGAACACCGATGGTGCCAGTCAATAGGTTGCCAACATTCTCGGTTGTGTACTTGTGAATGTCAACGAATCCACCTGATCCGGTTTCGGCACGAAGGTCGAAAGCCTGACGAGGGTGGATGAACAAGGTGTAAAGATCACCGATACGAGGCTGTGCTGATGCCTCAAGAAGGGTGGTTTGAGCCTTACGAAGCATTGTTGTTGAAAGAACATCAGATGCTGTAAGAGTTGCTGTTGATGTACGAGTTCCGCCGTACTTAACAACAGTTCCGCCTGTAAGGGCAGTAGCAACAAGCTTGTCGAGAGTATCGGCAGCGTTGTATGCAATAGCATCACCAATCATTGTGTCAATGTCAGAGAATGCTGCAAGGTTTACCTTCTCAGTTTGCTCAACTGCATTACCGTATTCGGTAACAGTTACAGTAACTTGAGATGGGTTACCCAATGCAACTGGAGTTACATCGGATGTTTCGGTTAGAGCTGTGGTAGCAGCAGTCAAGTTGTCGTAAACGGCAAACTTGAGAGTTGTACCCGGGTTGGTCATAGAGACAGGGCGTAGATCTGCAACAGAACGCATAACAGGAAGTGAGCGGAGTGCAGCACGAACATATGTGTCATATGCATTGACTACGAGGTTGCCTAGACCAGAGATTTGTGTAGTTGCCATTTGGCACTACCACCTTTCTATGGGTTAGTAACCCTGCTTACCTAGATCAGCAAAGAGCTGCTTGAGGGCTTCTGGCCCCTTTGCAGCGGCTTCCTCCATCTGGGCTTGAATCAATCGTTCTCTGTCGGCCGTGAGACCGGCATCGACTGTTGATTGAGCCTTAATGTAGTTTTCTTTGAAACCTTCTGGCAAGTTTGGGTTTGGTTGATTTGAACTTTGACTTGAGACACCGAAGACTTCTCCGTTTTCTTCAAGCCATTTCGACAACGATTCCTCCGTGAGGTCGATGTCCTGCGGAATGAATGAAGCAATCTTCGGATTCACTCCTCGAGCCGACAAGGTTTCTTTGATAGTTCGATCTCGTTTTTCCTTACGCAGTTCGGCAAGCTCTGCCTGAATTTCTTTCAGTTGCTTGTCTTTTTGCTTATTTGCTTTGCGTAGGTTGGTGAAGCTATCTTCTTGACCTTCGTTTTCGAAGTCATCCTCATCGTATTCGTAATTGGACATTTGTCCTACTCCCTTTTATATGTTTGTCGCTGGCCTCAAATAGATCGGGGAATCTACTTGGCTCCAACTTCCGGGTTGATACTCATCTCAAGTTCCGGCATTTCAAGAGATGGAGTGGGTGTCTGGGTCTCGAACCCAGATGATTGCCAATCACCCTGTTAAAACTATTCTGTTCTTTGTCTCAATGCTCTCTGACCAACTCCAGAGGCTCCAGAGAACTGAGCAAGGTTGGTTGCTCTTAAGCGTTCCATTACCTGCTGTGCAGCAGTATCTGCACCAAACTCAGCAGCAATGGCTTCCTTGGCTCCGAAGTTCTCACCGTAGATCTCAGCAAGATTTCCGTATTGCTGGATGTTCTGTGCAACCTGTGAATACTTCTGGCGTTGAGTTCCATAGGCAAGAGATCCTGCACCGTATTGCTGTGCAATATCTGCTTGTTCCTTAGTCAAACCTTCTAGCAATGCAGCGGCAGTATTGAGATTCTTACCGGTGATTGACTCAAGGATTGGCTGACCTCTCTCTGGGTCAGCAAAGTATGCTGTCAACATATCATCGTTGATTCCATAAAGGTCACGAAGTTGTCCACGAATTGTTGGATTAGTTGACTGCACAAAGTCTCTATATGCTTGGAATACATTCGATACATCGACTGCTGTGTAGTTGTTCTTCAAGAACATCTGGAAGTCTTTAGTCTGATCGTAGAATCCCTTTGGTGCATTGTATGAAGTAAGCACCTTCTGGTACTCATCTTCCATTCCAACGATTGTCTTTTCATCCAATGCTCGATATCCAGCAGCCAAACGAGCTTCGTTTACCTGACCAAATCTTTGGTAGTAAGGCTCTGTCTGAATCAACTGTAGATAGAAACCCTCTGATGTTGTAGGAATCTCATCAAACTTATTACCCCTGCGGTCTACACCTTCACCACGGAAGATCTTGGCAATAACATCTCCGAACTCTGGAACACCCATCTGAGTAAATCGTTCTGCGATGATGTCGTAGGCAGACTTGCGTTCCTTGGCTAACTGATCAAGACGAGCCTGTTCAGCAGCCTTTTGCTGTGCTGCTAATTGATCTTGAAAACCCTGTGTTGCTTTAGCAATAGCAGCATCAATAGCAGCCTGAATCTGCTCAGGTGTCATACCTTGCTGTGAGTTATCTGGCGATGGAGTATCAGTAAATGTTCCATCGCTGTAATAGGTACGGATTACACGATTGGCACCAGATCCTAAAATCTCAGTACGAACTACAGTCTTTGTTGTTGATGTTGAAGTCGATGTATTTGTGCTGGTCGATGTATTTGTGCTGGTCGATGTATTAGTACTTGTAGCAGTACTTGTACTTGTAGCAGTATTGGTTGATGTCGCTGTTGGGGTTACATCAGTTACACCTGTAATTTTGTCAGTTGCATTCTCATACATTCGGAATGAACCAATATCAAATACACCGGTTGAGCTTGCTACATTTGAGATTGGATTAGAAGCAGTACCAAGACCAGCACCAGTACCTGCTTGGCTTGCACCATAAGGATTAGTTGCAGTTTGTGGTGCAGTAATTGTTACTTTAGTACCGCTATAAAGGACTGTTTGACCAGCAGATGCACGAGCTGCAAGAGTAGGGTTATCTGCAAGAATCTGTGCAACAGTAGTACCGTTTGCCTTAGCAATCCCAGAGAGGGTATCGCCTTTCTTAGCCGTGACTTTTTCTGCCATGTCTTATAGTCCTAACATTTCTTTCAGTTGTAGCGTGATTGTGTCTGCCTTACCTCTAGCGTTAGATGTGTATTGCCAACGACTATCTTTGTATAGGCTCTGTTCAAACATCCACAACGGAACGGTTTCGTAAGAGGTTGAATTACCTTTAGCATCTGTAATTGCTTTGCCTTGCATAGCCTTACGGATGGTTGGATCTTCCAGATCGAGACCACCTTCTGGGATCTCAAGGATACGAACCATTGCTTGGATATATGGGCTTGCAATGGATAGTGGAGATTCTCCATTAAGGATTCGATCACGGAATGCTGGGAAAGCAGCGATGGCTTGCTGACGAAGGTTCTCATCAATCTGCTCATTGTTAGAGTCGCCAAGGAAAACATTCTTAGCAAGGTTGGTTGCTGCTTCTTCAGTAATGCTCAAGCCATACTGGCGGTACTTAGTCTGAACCATGAGTTTGTTAGCATTGATTTGCTGTTGAACCTGTGGCTGTGACAAGTATTTGTCAGTACGGCGAAGTTGCTTAGTAAAGTCTCCAAGGTCTGATGACTTAGTTAAAAGGCTCTGGAAGAGTTGATCATTGACCGTGAACTGAGAAGCTGCAATCTGGAAGTTAGTCCGATAGATCTCAATATAGTCGGCTGCTGCTTGATTGAAATCAAGACCTGCCCTCATTGCTCGGGCAACATCTGGCTTGACTGTATCAAGTTGGAACTTCTGAATAGACATCAAACGGATGTCATATTGAATTTCTTCACGATCCTTGACTTTGGCAAGTAATTGATCTCTAAATGCAGTCTGTTGATCCTGTGTAAGAGTTACACCGTTAGCCAATGAGTATCCACCGATAGTGGCATTGACTCTCTGGTTTACATCCTTGTACCAAGTGGTATTACGAAGGAATCCTTCGACATTGGCTGTGGATTCATTGACCTTAGCAAAGTCAATAAGTTTGTTGTAAATCGTTGGATAGTTAGTCTTAAAGTACTCAAGAAGATACTTTGATCCATAGGTACCAAGGGTTGCTTCTTGCTTGGCAGTAAGACCTGTTCCATCTTCTTCGGCTTTTGTAATAACACCATTAGTGTACTTCTTGCCTTGGTATGTACCTGTGAAAGGAGTACCGTTCTTGGTAAGCGGTTCCTTATCGGTTCCCTTACCTTTGTAGATAACATTACCGCTAGTGTTATTGACCTTCTTGTTACCACTTGAATCAATAGTAACATCTGGCGTTACTGTCTGATCTCCTGCAACATTGGTTGCTAGTGGCTGACCACCGAATGGTCTGCTACCCATTGATACTCCACCATCGGCAGTAACTGGTTTTGGCTTTGGTTGAAGTTTTTCAATTTCAGCATCGACATCGGCAGTTGATTGACCTTGATCGACTAAACGCTGTCTCTTTTCTTGGAGAGATGCAAGTTTATCTGCTGTCTTCTTGTCTGATTGTGCTTTTTCAGCATCAGACTTCATCTTCTTTATCTTGGACTCAAGACCCGGAATAGCAGCCTTTGCCTTATCAAATATCTTCTTAGCGGCTTTATATTCAGGAGATCCAACTTTGGATGCATCCATTCTTGCCTTGGATTCGCCAAGGGCCCTAGTGTTGAGATATAACTGGGTTTGTAGTTCATTTAGATTTTCAGCCATTAGAACTCACCTGCCAATTTTCCAATAACATCGCCATAGGAATTAAGTCTCTTATCAACTGCTTCTGCTTCCAGAGCAGGATTAGCCATAACTGTTTCTTCAATAAGTTGTTGGGTTCCAGCAGCATTGAGACCACCAGTAGTGGTTGAACTATAGACACCCGGGCTTACCATGGTCTGTGTTGTCACAGATGGGTTCTCTCTTTCGGCAGCATTCAATGCTTGAACAAGCATCTTGCTTTCCTTCTCAGATGGATCTCTACCAAGGATTGCTCGTAGTCCACTCTGTACGATTCCTCGAGCTGCTATTGGATCGGAGATG